ATCATTGTAGCTTCCAAGTCCTGCCTCAGATAAAATAATATTATTATCACATACAAAGCCTAAGCGATTCTTAAAGAACACACAGTTCTGAATGCGCCTACCTGTAAACGAAGGAAACGGATTGCTCTCATCGTCTCCTACAGACCGCGGAGCCACGCTCATTGGCTTAATCTCGAATTCATCAGGGTTGGTGTTAGTGATGATCAGAGGAAGCGTTGTGTCAGCTACACTAGCAGTCTCGTAGTTAAGCAGTAAGTCAGGACCGATCGTCTCTACCCATTTACCTTTTCCAAGCTCTTGTCCACCATCTGTCTCAAAACGAACATAGTAATCGTCTGCGTTAGATTCAGCATCTCCGCGAACTTTGACTGTAAAGCCGTTCTTAGCGTAAACAGGAAGATCTGTAATAGCTCCCACTTCTTTATAGACAATACCTAAGGCGTTGCCACCTAGTCCGTCTTTAGGTGTGATCGTAAAGTCGCTCTCACCGTCGCGTCTTGTTAAAACAATGAGGTTTCCATCACGCACCATAGAGAACTCTGCGTTGCCTGTAGTTGCGTTGATGCCGCTAAAAGCGTCGCTTATAGAGTTCCATGTTGATGGAGCAGGAAGTTCACCCGTTGAGATATTGTGATAATCAATTCCATACCCACTAGCATCTTTATCAAAATCAGCGATTACTTCAGTTATTCTTGTAGTATCTGCGTGATACGAGTGGTCAGTCCCAGGCTCAGAGTAAACCCTAATAGACGTAATTGTGTCGTAAGAGTCTACCCCTTGCTTAGCTGGGGGTGTCTCTAAGTTTACCCTGATGTCAAATGTTGTTGTGTTATATTTACTAGGATGAACACCGCCAGGTTTAAAGTCTAAGTAACGCCCTACGTTAGCAACGTCAACGCCTGTCACTACTCCTGATGACTCTGAGGTAACTTCGATTGTAGCGTCAGTTCCTCCTTCACCCCAGATCGGCTCTAAGTCATAGCTAGTGCCTCCAACAGTAAACGTGTAAGTAGCAGGAAGATTATTTATTTTATATTTACCTCCAGCTGTGTATCCAGCACCACCACCGCTTGGTGCTAATGAAACGCCGACTAGCAAATAGCGCCACCCGCCTTTACCATCAGTGACTGGTTTATACTCTAAGTCAACTGTAGCTTGCTGCGGGCTCGTAGAGTCTGTCTTAATATCAAACGCATACTCTTTACCGTAGTCTCCTTGTTTAACAAAGATGAGAGCCTCTTTATCTAACGAAGGTGATCTACTTGAGTCTTCGATCCCTACAGGAACTGTGCGATTAACTAAGAATGTTCCATCAGCTACTGTGATGGCGCGTAGTGCTTCTCTAGGGGTGCTAGGAGAATCTACGTCAAGGTAAGTCCCAGCCACAGAGTATCCAGCAGCAACACCGTTGATCTTAGCGATGTCACCAGTTAACACGTTGAAAGCATAGAGGTAATTACCATTATTAATTAATACATATCGTTCTTCTTCACTGCGATTAATGAAGTGAACAAAGCTGTCAGCACCGATGTCACTCGCAAGTAACTCATCGATATACCTAGTGCCGTTTCGCTTTGTCAACCCATCGACAACACTCGACATAAAGTTAATCTGTTCGTCGCATTGTCCAGAGAAGCGCGTAGCGTCAGGCTGTTGGCTAACTCCTTGAATCAGGTTTGGTAACGATGTATTAATAAGAGCCATTAGAGAAGGTCGTAGTTTCTGTTGATGCCTACACAAGAAGCGACATCATAGTTGTCAAAGATGGTGCGATCAGCTCCGTTACCGTCTGCCTCTTCGAGGTTCTGGCGAGCCTTAAGTTCTTCGCGTAGGATTTGCTGTTCGAGTTCCTGAGAGCCGACAATGCGTCCCTGGAAGACTCTCGAGGCTTTGAGCGTGATGTAACGCCGAGCTTGCTCGTGGAGCTCAGTGAAGTCTAAAAGATACACCGCCGTTACATCGATGTCCTTTGTGAAATCGTAAGTGTTCTCTCCGCGGTCAAATAGTTTCCCACCGCGCTGAACAATGTCCTTAGTGTTGTCTAAGGTGTCTACATGCAACACATCGTCGGCTAACAGAATCTCATCGTTAATATCAGGACTGAGAGTCAGCTTAGGGACCGTGTTGAAATGCCAGCCCTCGCTCTGAACGTCACGACTAACTTCATCAAGAACACTGATTGCTGTTTGCGCAGAGACAGGGAGAGTAGAAGGCGATGTGATCTGAGTCACTGGAGATTCTCCAATGTTACCGAGCATCACATTGACAGCTTCGAGTTTCGTAGTGAGGGCCATAGTATATAATATAAAAATGAAAAAATACCCCGCCCAAGGGAAGTCCAAGGGCGAGGCATGAAGTTTAGCTATTACTGAGCGTTGACAACAACGGCAGACTCAGGGCGAAGAACATCAAGTCCCATTGCATACTTAGCAACAAAGAGAGTAGACTGACGCTCGATCAGATACTCAGACTCAGTTGCAAGGTCAAGAAGCTTAACGCAACCAACAGCAGACGAGTGTCCAGCAACGAAGCCTTTGTCATCTGCATCAGCACCAACGTAACCGCTAAGGTCAGTGTTGTAGCCTTCTCCAGTTCCAAATGGGTCGTTGATAGATGCTCCGTCGTCGTCATCTTGGGCCGTGTCAAGAACCTGAACGCCAGCAAGGTGCGGACTCTTGAAGAGCTTGATGCCTGCAACTTCAACAATACGACCTTTCGCTGCGTCGCCATTGCTCGCATTTGAGAAGTCCTTGTTGATTGCCACGTTGTCAGCTGAGAGCAACATGTAGTATTGCTCAGGAGTCAAGATAGCAAAGCGTCCGTCATCGGGAACCTCATTGTTATCAAGAGCAGCAGCAACGTCATAAAGACAAGCCACAAGTCCAGAAGCGTCTGAGGTAGACCCGTCAATGGTCGTGCCTGTTCCAGTTCCTTCAGCATTCTCAGTGGCAGTAGCGCCAGCAGCGAAGAGGACTTTAAGGATCTGAATGTCAAGACGCTTAGCAAGTGCCTTACCGAGCTCAGACGCGTAGATAGAACGAAGATCGTAGTGATTCTTAAGTTCGTCGATTCGTGGGATCAAGGTAGAAGCAACAAGCATATCATCGATCGTGATGACTTTCTCTTGGTGCTCGATCTGAGACAGATAGCCAGTAGCAGATCCAGAATCTGAAGGAGCGGCAAGGAGATCATCACCAGGGGTGTGATACTTAGCAGTTGCCTTACCAGTCACAGGGAACTGAGCAGACTTACCACTAGAGATAGTGCGAGTCATAATCAAGTCTTTTGCGACGTTGGTTTCGTTGAAAGCAGTGAGAATCTCACCACTGAATACTTTAAGGAACAAATCGTAGTCAGCAGCGAGAGCGCGAGCGCCACCGCCAGCTAAACCTGGATTTGATGGATTAAGTCCAAGTGCCATAATATTTTATATATTTAAGGTTAAGTTTAGGGGTTTGTTTTGCCTGTAGCTTTTAGTCACTGACGACACTCATGGTTATCCGACGCATCGGGCCAATGGTGCAATGTCTAGCTACTCAAGTTTATTAGACAGAAAGTTTAAGAGAGTATGTCAAGTTGCTGTATGCAGCTCCTAACGATACTGTAAGTTGTTCGGTTTTCTTGGGTGTCATCCTCTTCGTATGTGGGATGCCAACAAACAACATTAAGAAAAGTTTTATCTATATGCTCAATCACTCCGTATACAGAGCAGACTAAAGGCTTACCTAAGTCTTGCGCATGGTCCAAAAAGACGATCCTAACGATGTCTTCTACTTCAGGTTCGCTCAGCATTTCCATCGTCTTAGCGCTAAAGCTTTACGTGTAGGTCTTCCTTTAGAGTCTTTGAGTGGACCTTTAACACCGCTCATACGAGCACAGAATGATTTCTTACGAGAACCTCCACCAGGCTGTGGGCGCTTAAGGTTACTCCCAGTCTTCGCATTGTAATACTTACGGCCTTTCTCTGTGAGTCCACCTTTAGCCGACTTGTGTTCTTTGCGTAAGCTAACTCCTTGTCTTTTCATAATAATTATTAAAACCTTCAGCTAACGCCATGCCCAGACTGTCAAAGTCGTTCTTGAAGTCTTGCCATTCTTGCTCGTTGCTTCCGAAGAACGGCTCACAGATAACAGCAGGGCAATGTGTTGTCCGTAAGAACAACGAGCCTCTGCTTTCGAGATCTCTTGGTCGTGCTCCTCGATCCCTGGAGCCAAACTCGCTAACCACAGCTTCTTGTAGAGACTCAGCGAGTTCTTTAGACTTCTCTGAGGTATGCCAGTAGAGCATCTCTGAGCCATGCGCATCGGGACCAGCTGAGTTAAAGTGCAACTCGACAGCAGCAGATACGTTGAGGTCTTTAAGTTTCGACGCTAGGTCTTCCATAGCTGCCGTATAGCCAGCGCCAAGATACTCTGCGATAATTACATTAGGAACACCGAGATACTCTAAGTGCTCACTCATAGCTTTAGCTACTTGTAAGTTATAATGCCACTCCGTTGTTTCGCCATCGCAGGCCACAGCGCCCATATCGTGGTAACGACTGTGACCTACGCATATAGCGAGAACAGGAGGCTTGTCTTCTTTTGGTTTTGGCTTTTCGCTAAACCACCAAGCACTACAAGTCATTTTCTAATGTATTAATATATTGAAGTAATTCACCAATAGTCTCGCGCTCGGACTTACTGAACTCATGCTGGTCAAGCTTCTGGATCATTTCTGGTATCCGGCTTGGCCTGAGGGTCGTGCACCCAACGATTGATAAGCTCACGATTAGAGTCAGAGCGACGTTGCGCAAGTTGCTTAGTGTATTCATCACGTATAGTTAAGAACAACCTCCCCATCGAAGGGAAGGCTATAAGTAGTCTGACGATAGATCCGATCACGGCTCCTTAGCTCTACCAAAGTTAAGCGCTAGCCAGTCTACGATTTTGTATAGCTTACCGACTAAGGTGTCATCAGCTGGTGTCGGGGTCAACGCTGCGATCGCTGAAGCTGCTGTTACAGTCGCAGTGATTGCTGCAATGATTCCCTCTTTGTTGTCGATGATGTAGTCAATTAGGTTCATAGATTTATATTATTAAAGAATATCTGACACAGCGAGTCTCCTGTGCACTTCTGCCTGATACCCTGAGTCATGTTTATACCTAGGGTCTGCCATAGCGTCTGTCAGAGACTTCGATGAGTAAAACGGAGTGACTGTGTTACCTGTAGTAGAGCCTTGAGCTAACTTAGGTTCTGAGCCACCAGTCGCTGAGCGATACTGAGCGAACAAACCCTGAGCTGCTACTTTAGCTTGCTCAATGCTTCCACTCTCAACAATCTGATTAAACGCATCTTGTGCTGATTGATCGAGGTTCTCAGTAGCCCATTCAGCCATCGCTTTGTAACTCTCCTCGCCTCCTACAGCGTCATACACTGAGTTTGCTTGGCTAGCCGCTAGAGCTTGTTGTCCCTGGATGTAAGCCTCAACGAGATCACGGGGGAGCCCTGCGTCCTCAAGGGATTTAAACGTCTCATCACTGAGCTGTCCTGATTCTGTAAACTCATCAGATGCCGCAGTGATTGCGTTAAAAGAGTCAGATGGTTCAACAGGTTCGCTCTGAGTAGACTCTTCGCTACCGCTTAGTTTCCCTTCGAGTTCGCCATAGGCTTTCGCCATGTCCTCAGGTGACGCAAACTTTTCTGGTAGCCACTCTGGTCGCTCGCTTTGTGTCTCTTCACCTAGCTGAGCTTGTAGTTGCGCTTGGTTGTCATCCCAAGCCTGAGCCATCGCTTCAGTGTTATCGATAGCCTGTTGTTCTTGCACAGACGGACTTACCGTCTCGCTAGTCTGTAGTTCTGCCATATATTATTCATTAGGTTCGGCGGCTCCCTGTTGTCTTTGTTGTTCTAAAGATTGATCTGAGATAGCTTTGATACCTTGTGGTGCTATCTGTTGCATCATGGCCATCTGTTGGGCCTGCTGGCGTTCAGCTTGTAGCTGCTCCTCTGACTTCACTAAGCCTGCTGTCTTGATGCCTAGTGATGTCGCTCTGCGCTGGAAGTATTCACTGACGTTAACAAACTCAGCGATAGCTTGTGGTCCGACTACCTGTGCAGCTCCTGCGAGAAACAGATCGAGTTTTTGCAAGTCGTTCCCTCGGCCTAACGCTTCGACTCCTGTGATGATCACTGGACTCACTACGTCTTTAGGTAGTTCAGGAAGCTTCTTCTTGCGCTTCATTACGTCCATCAGTCGGTTGACAAATGGCAACTGCATCTCATTAGATAATAATGAATAT